GCGCGCCCATGCTAGCCCACGACCCGGGCGATCGAGGCGAACATGGCGGTGGGCGTACCGCCGGAGATCGTCATCTGGATCGTGCAGGGCGGCAGGTTCACGGTTCCCACGCCGTTCGCGGTAAAGATCGCCTGCGACGGGGAGACGTTGATAAGGGTTTGGCCGTCGGGCAGGAGCATCTGCAAGGACGCGGTTGCACCGTTCCAGGCGCTCGCGGCGACCGCGATGACCATGAGGCCGCCGGGGCAGTCGACCGGCTGCCCGGTTGCCGTCCCGCCGGGGCTCGAACCCGCGGCGTTGATGGGTCCGCCGATGAGCATTGCGCCCCAGGAGGCCGCCACGCTCTACTCCAGGACGTTCGTATCGCGGATGAGGTATTCCTCAAGGATACGAATGAGCTGCTGGATCTCGCCTTTCTTTGGCGCGCGCGTGCCCGTCGTCGATTGCCCGTCTGTGACCGAAGTCACGGTCTGGTCCATACGGATCTCGACCGAGCCCGCGGCCGGAGCATTGGTGCTCGCGACCACGGTCTCCTGAGTCCCGCCGACCAGAATCGAGTAGCTGATGGCAGCCATGGGCTATCGCACCCATTCCCACTGCAACGCAATGTTGCCGTTGGCGGTGGGCGCGGTCGTCGAGGTAAGGCAGAGCAGGAACTCATAGAAGGGGTCGGAGGAGAACCCGGCGAGCTCCCAGACGCGCAGCTGGGTATTGATCGCGCCAACGACGCTGCCCTGCTGCGGGGAGTAAACCGGCTTCCAGGTCGCGCTCGCGGCCGCAGTCGAGATCGACTGTCCGAGAATCAGCTGCGCATTCGGGATCGGGATGGTGTTGACCGGGATCTGCCCGTTGACGATGGTGGCGCCCGTGGTCCAGTTGCCGGAAGGCGGCGTCGACCCCGTATTGCCCGTCGAGCAGTAGTAGATGACGTTCAGGTATTGAACCACCTGCCCGATCGTGTACGTGGTCGCAGAGTTCCAGTAGGGAATCGATTGGCCGGGACCGGCGACCTGCAAGCCCTGCGTGCCGTTCGTGTAGATACCGAGGGACCACACGCCCGCCGTCGTCGCATCCGTCTGCAGCAGAATGTCCTCAATGCGAACGCCCGAGGGCAGGAAGCCGAACTGGTAGATCGAGCCGATCGAGTCGGTCGAGACCGCGCCGACGGCGGCGGTGCAGATCGTATCGTTTGCCCCCGCGATGTAGCCCGAAGTGAGCACGCGCGGCTGAGCCGCGTAGTTCGATACGTTGGTTGAGTGGCGAGTGACGAGTGCCATTTCCTACTCCTGGCTCCGGGGTGGGGACCTGCCCCCTGCCCCTGCCTATTGGTTTATCGGGCCCAAATCTGATAGACGCGGTTTTCTTCCAAGCGCGTCGCGCCCCCAGTCATGAACACGTAGCAATGCCACGGTTCGGACTGCAGATCGTGGCGCTGCGAGATGTTGGTCGATATATCGTTCCAGACGCCCAGGTGCAGGCCCTCGCGCTGCCACAGATGCACTTTGACCGAGGTGCCGGCCTGGTCGTCCGTGCCCGTGAGCAAGCGCTCGGAGCGCACAAAATCAATCCCGAGGAAGCGCTTGATGCGGCCCTCTTCGAGCACGGGCTGATCGTTGAAGTCACGCGAGATCACCTGCGCCTCGGCCATCAGGTTATCGAGCTGGCGGGCGCCGGCGACGAGCACGAGCCCCGAATTCGGATCTCCCGGATCGCCCTCCTCATCGGAGTAGGCTTCGTTCTGCATTGCAAGCATTTTCGCCTGCCGCAGTTTGGCAACCGTGAGGCCCGTGGGCGCGGTCGCACCCTGCTGCACCGAGACGATGTTGCCGGAAGGCAGCACGGTCGCGGTGGCGCCCGCGACGCCCGTCTGCGCGGTGCCCCCGAGGGCTGCAATCAGCAGGTCATCATACTGGCGGTTTGCCGCGTTCTTGGCATTATTGGTGAACTTGCCCTTCGGGTCGATCTGCAGGCGCAATTTATCGAAATTATCGAAAAGCTGCGGCAGGTCGAAATCGGAAGGATATACCCAGCGCCGGTTCGTGGGAGCATCCACACGCTGCATCGGGCCGTAGCGCTGAGTGACGGGCTGCATCGCGACCGGGCCCACCTGCTCGACGGGGGATGCGGCCTGGCCTACGTACTTATCCTCGGTCGCCCATTTGCGCAGACGCGAGGTTTTCTGCTGCACCAGCTCGTTCAATTGTTTGGCGAACTGCTGGACGTAGAACGTAGTGATATTGGTTGACACGGATAAGTCCTCGAAAGTAATCGCGCAGTGGTTCG